AAAAATACTGATAAACAGAACGGGAAAAAGAGTCGAATTCTTGTGCGGGGGAAAGACTAATGTCTTCGAGATAGGCGAGAAGAAGCCATTAGATGGCTTTACCGCTAATCACGCCCTAAAACACGTTAATACTGGCTTGGAAGAATACATCGAGAAGAAGACGGATTACGCAAGTATGGAATGGGCAGAATTAAGGCAATTAGCTAAAGGAAAAGGCTACAAAGTGGGAATGGATAAAAAAGAGGTAGTTGCCCTTTTAGAAAATGCCTAGTGTCAAAGAAGAACTTTACCGTAGCCTTCTTATTAAAAAGAAATTAAGGGGATTAGATGACCTCTATTTTTTTAATAAATTTGTTATTGAGGACAATCGTCCCGAAAGGCAGAAGTTTCTTGTTCCCCATGTTCACAGTCAATGGACAAGCTGGTTTTCTGGCTCTAGTTCAAGAATTAGGCTTGTTCTTGTTCCTCGTTCTACTTTTAAGACTTCTTTTTTTACTATTGGCTGGACACTTCAACAGATAGCCAAGAATAGAAATATCCGTGTTTTAATTGCTAATGCTACGTTGGCTAACGCCCAAAGAATGGTAGGAGAGATTAAAGAACACGTCCAGAAAAACGAAACATTTAAACTTCTCTATGGCGATATGTATGACAAACGCCTCAAATGGAATGAAGACGAGTTGGTGGTCAAAGGAAGAGATAGGGGAATCAGAGAAGCAACGGTTACTGCTGTTGGAGTAGGCGGAAACTTAGTTTCTCAGCACTACGATATTATTATCGCCGATGATTTAGTTAATTCTGAAAACTCTGCTACTCGTTATCAAGCTGACAAGGTGATTGATTGGTGGCGTAAATCTCTTTCCCTTTTGGAACCAACAGGAACCAATTTGATTATAGGCACTCGCTGGAGTTACTATGAGCTTTATTCTTACTTGTTAGACGAAATGAAGGATAAGGTAGACAGTTACGTTCGAGGAGCTTACAACCCAAATGGCTCATTTTATTTCCCTGAGAGGTTTAGCGGAGAGAAGCTGATAGAACTAAAGGAACTCCATGGTTCCTATATTTTTTGTAATCCTTACGAGGCTCCTGTTTTAATGGACGATTGGACTACCAAGCCAATAGGGGAGGTAAAAGCTGGTGAAAAGGTTATTGGGTGGAAAGTAACGAAAACAGGTAGAAGAACGCTGTGTCCAGTTAAGGTCTTAGAAACTGGCTCAAGAAAAGCGGGGCTGGTTAAATTACACTTGAAATCGGGGAGAAAAATTCGTTGTACTCCAAATCATCGTTGGTGGACTCAGCGGTTTGAAAAAGGAAGAAAAGAGTATGCTCCTGCTAAGGTTGGGAAAAGATTAAGATTCGTTGTTGACCCATACCTTCAGGATAGGAAATTGACTAAAAAGCAGAAAGAACTTGCCTTGTGGTTGGGTGGACTTTTTGATGGCGATGGTGGCTTTAGTGGGTCAACAATCTTTTTTGCCCAAGACAAAAAACACAACCCTCAAGTGTGTAAAAGGATAGAATATGCTTTAACGGAACTTGGTTATGACTGGAATAGCTCTGTCAGACCGCAGAGGACAAGCAAAATAAGGGGGAGAGAAGTTAAAATGTCAACAGAAATGCAGACTTATTGGATAAACGGGGGAATTGAAACAAAGAGAAGGTTTATATTTGAGAGTAACCCATCTAAAAAAGATAAAATTGCTGAAAAGATGTTTAGGCACGGAGGAAGATTTGTTCGCCTAAAAGATGAGGTAATTAAGATAACTGATGATAAGGTAGAAGATGTTTATGCCCTCCAAACAGAAACAGGGAACTACATTGTTTGGGGATATGCTTCAAGCAACTCTTCGTTTTACCTTAATAATCCTGTCGATGAGGATACGGCCTTAATTAAAAAGTCAATGATTAAATATTATGATAAAGCCCCTGAGAATTTAGAAATTTTTACTTGTATTGACCCTGCTATCTCCCAACGAACCACCGCCGACTATACTGGCATGGTGACAGTAGGAATTGACTGGGAAAATAACTGGTATGTTTTAGAAGCAAGAAGGGGAAAATGGACAGTAGGAGAGATGATAGAAGAAATTTTCTCTGCTTACGATAGGTTGCATCCAACAACAATGAGCATTGAAGTTATTGGTCAAGCCCAAGCTCTCCTAGAGCCTATTCACAACGAAGAGGAAAAGAGAAACTTATTTCTTCCACTAACAGAGATTAAGGCCAGACCGCCTCTCCAGAAAGAACGGCGGATAAGGGCAACTTTACAACCGAGGTTTGAAAATGGTAAAATATTTATTAAGAAGAGTATGAGTGACTTAGAGGAAGAGTTAATTCATTTCCCTAAATCTAAGCACAACGATTTAATTGATAGCATGGCTGATGTTACCGAGATTGGCTTTGCTCCTGGCAAAGAGGAAAAGAAAGAAGCAGAGCCTAAAAGTAACTTGGAAAGAAGGTTACAGGCACATTTTAATAAAAAGAAAGTTTATGTTGACGAAATTATGGGAGAGAATTACTGATGATATATATAATAGTTGCCATTGTTGAGTTTGCTTATATTGTTTATCAGGATTTTCTCAATCGGCGAGAAAGAGAAAAGTTACAAATGAAATTGATGAGTAAGGATGTTAGTGAGTATAAGGAGGCAACCGAACCCCCAGCCAAACCTGCCGAGAGCGTAAAAAGTCCCTACCGACCAATGGAAGATGTAGATGTAGAAAAACTTATGAGTGCAAAAGATGAATTATGAGTATTAAAATAAGTAACAGAGGAAAACTTTGGAAAAACGCTAGCGATAAGGAAAAAATTGGCTACTGCGAGGAACTTTTAACTGACGCTAAATCTACTAGGCGTAAGAAAGATTTCGAGTGGTATCTCAACAAAATGTTCATTGATGGTCAGCACTACGCCTCCTACAATACTGTTACCAACACCTTAGAACGCCCCCCACGCAAGAGAGGAGAGGTCAGAATTGTTGTTAATAAGGTCAAGTCAGGCAAGAGAGCGATTGCCAATTATTCTACCCGCTTCAATCCCAAATGGTCGCCTGTTCCTGGTGATACCGATGAGGAAACAATTATCAACTCCCGCCGTAGTGGAAAGTTTTTAGACTATATTTATCGCAAACTCCACTTAGAAGCAATAGTGGCAGGGGCGGTAGATGAAAGTTTAGATACTTCTGTGGCTTGGGTAGAGGTAGATTGGGATGATGGGGCTGATGATGGCTTGGGAGAAGTGAAAGTTAAACTCCAAGACTCTTTTGATGTTTGGTGCGACTCGCAAGCAGAAATGTATGCTGGCAAGGTAGTTGGTAGATTCATTGCTAAAACAGTCAAAAGACCACTAGATGAGATTGCTTCAGATGAAAGATATGATAAAAAAACCCGCAAGAAAGTAAGCGAAGATGACGAATTAGCAGTTTCCTCACTTAAAGCAAGACTTATTCGTAAAAGACAGGGAGCTCAAGATAAAAAGATTAAGAGAGCGACTGTCAAAGAGTTCTTCCTTTGGGAAGATGAGCCCAACAAGAAGAAAGGGAACATTTCATTATTTACTTACGCTGGGGACAATGTTCTGAGGGAAGAACCATTAGATAAAAAGGAATATCCTATCTATTTGCTTCAAATCCCTCTTGACCCGCTTCACATTTACCACCGCTCTTGGGTAGCTGATGCCATTCCCCTCAATAAGGCTCTGGATAGGTCTGTTTCTCAAAAAGTTATGTATGTTAACCAAGCTCTTGTTTATCGGATAATTGCGGAAGTAGGACACGGAGTAAATACTCTTAGCAATGAGAACGGTGAGGTTATTGAGGTAAATAAAAACAGGAAGTTTGAGCAAATGGTTCCCTATCCTCTCCCTCAAACGGTTGATTCTCTCTCTTCTCAACTTGCTTCTTATATTGAAGATGACATGGGAAGCCACGATGCGGCACTAGGAAGATTACCAGCTGGAGCGAGGTCAGGCAAAGCCTTAGAAGCACTCCAAGCGGCTGACTCTAATAACTTAGCAGGGATTAGAATGGCCTTAGAATCATTTTTGGCAGTTTTAGGCAAAGCTATTCTT